AGGGGGCCTGAATAGCCAGCTGACCCTGTAGGTAAGGACGGAATACACCGTCTTGCCCCTTACGTGCCATGGCTGTCAGTACTACAGCCTCTAAAGGCTGAGTTGGGTGCATCGTGAGGTCACGAAGGTCACGAAGTAGTGCACCCATGTGGCGAAGTAGTTCGCCCCACTGTTGCATCTTCATTTGCTCTGTGCCAGCGATGTTGTCCATGCACTTAACCTGCAACTCCGAGATAGAGTCAATGATTAGGGACTTGAACTGGTGCTTACCACTCTGAAGCCATTGGAATGCCTTCATTACTACATCGTAATCATTAACTTTGACTACAACCGTATCCCAAGTACCGTCAGCCAATGGCGGCTCTTCGGTCATTGGGTCCCAATACTTGATAGTTACTGGTAGGAATCTATGCCCACCCTCAACATCGAGCATTAGGCGTGGGTATGGTGCCGTGACTGCAAAGCTGGATTTTCCAACCTTGGATTCGCCATAAACCATAATTGTTAAACTGCGATCGACGTCAGACATTACTCACTTCCTTTCTTCTCTTCTGTTATTCCATAGTAGCCGTAAGGGTCGGAGACCGCAAACGCATCGCTAAGTGCCGCCTCTGCGGCAGAGCCGTCATCAAAGAGCGGACAAGTAGCGAAGAATTGACACTTCCACTTGCAATCCTTAGTTGGTGTAGGATATGCATTTCTATAGTGACTACCGCCAGCATCGAGTGCTTCACGCACGTCTAGCATGTCGGTCAGTGTGCCTTCTAGCTGATCTAGAAAAGCACGGAGTGTAAATCTATTGTGTCGAACCTCAATCTGTTCGTAGAATGGTGGCTTAGCGTATGCGCCACGCTTAACCTTCCGAAGCATTGTGAATATAGCTCCATCCGTGCGCTCCCCTGGAACCTCTTGGGCCTCGTCTAGGAGCATGTAGGTCTTTACCTGCTCGTTCATGGAGCCAAAGTCGGCAAAAGAGCCACCTACAGTTTTAAAGTCACGAATCATACGTGCGCCGTCAAGCTTTCGACGTACACGCATGTCAATCTTTCCCTGAAGGACGACTTTACCGTCAAGCATTGGGCGTTCTAGGATCTCTTCGGTCGAGATCATCTCAAGTTCAGCGTCAATGCCCTCTTCTTCTACCCACTCTAGGTAGCCTTCAAGCATAATGCGACCAAGGTCAGCCTCAGACTCTAGAGATGTAGTGTCCCTGTAAGAGTCACTCATCTTCTTCATGTCTTCTCGTATTAAGTCGGTGTGAGCCTCTAGGAGGTCCTGCCCCGTTGAGTAGTGACGATCCAGCGCCTCGTGAATACGAGACCCTAGTGCTAATGCTCCAGTAAAGTTTTGAATCTTTGGCTTTAAGCGTCTGTAGTAAGTTAACCACCAACGTCGCCTGCAGTCCTTGAACGTCTGTATTTCTGAGTTAGAGATTCTAATTGGTTCTGACATTATTTTCCTTTCTTACTGTTTTCTAATAGTTCTAATAGCTTGGCCTTATCTTTTACAATCTGGTCAAAATTCTCGGACTTCACGTCAAGCGCTTCAATTACACGCTCTTCGATAGTTCCTTCAGTCACATAGTCCGTGATAATCACTGAGTCGTGTATCTCTGACCCAATCCTGTGAACGCGATCCATTGCCTGCTTGTGGTCAACAAGTGACCACGGTCTCTGAAGCATAACAAGTCTTCTTGCTGCTGTCAAGGTAATTCCAACACCACCAGCTTGCGCAGTGAAGAGAATCCACTTAATCCGTCCAGCCTGGAAGTCGTCGACTGCCTTTTGACGCTCGTCACCCGACTGTGAGCCGGTAATCAAACCGTGGGCCATACCCTCTTTGGTCATGCGGGCGCTCAGTATCTCAATCAACTGTCGAGAGACAGCGCAGACGGCGACAGAGTCGTCTCCAAAGTCTCCGTTTTTGACGTCATCCATCAAGGCATCTACCTTGCAAGACGGGTCAGACAGCAGTAATTTCTCATCGCCGGATTCGTCTATTGTCATCTGACCGTAAGAGCTAGCAAACTGGAGCAATCTCATCGTTTGAGTGAGCGGATTAGGTGCAACAATAACACCACCTTCGCCGTTACCAGAGTCCATATCTATTTGCTCAAACTGTTCGGCAGGGGTCGAGTCCAGCAGTGCGATCATATTCTCAAGCATTTGCTTATAGGCCTTTGCCTGTTTAGCGCCCATCTCAACGTCTCTGCGATCATTAATAATCTCTGGAAGCCACGGGAGCACACGGGCTTTAAGCATGCGACGCATGCGAGGATGTATCCCGGCATAGAATTCATCCTCCATGTGTGGCTTAAGCCCTAGGATCATCATTCCACCAAAAGCATTCATCATAGTGTTGACATAGCGGTCAATCCACTTAGTCTTGCTTGGCCACTCTTTGTCGTCTAGCCAACGCAGGATCGGGTACAGGTCTACAACATTATTTGCTATAGGAGTACCGGTAAGTGCAAATCTAAGATCTGCAGCACCGCTAGCAGCCCAGAGAGCTCGTGTTTGCTTGGACTTAGGGTCCTTAGACCGGTGAATTTCATCGGCAACTACTGCCTTAAAGGGGATATCATTCAATTCTCTGTTGTGTACCTCGCATCTGCCCTCTGAGACAGCAGAATTGTGGCCACCGCATGCTACACAGCGGGCCAGGGCAATGCCTCCATAAGACTGAAGTTTAGAGTGAGTCCGAAGGGACTCCCAATTTATGATGTAGACATCTGCTTCTGTCTCGAAAGCCTTTCTCCGCTGAGTAGCAGTGCCTTTAATGATCTGAACGTTAGTCCCTGGCCACCACTTCTCAAACTCTCTCGCCCAGTTGGCCTTCAAAGTGTTGGGGCAGACAATCAAAGCCGGGAAAACTTCCTCTCCGCGGTCCTGTAAGGCCTTTAGGGACCTAATAGCCTGAGCGGTCTTACCTAGGCCTGGTTCGTCCGCTAAGAGTGCCCTGCGAGCCGTTGTGAGAAACTCTACGCCAGCTCTTTGGTGGGGGAAGAGGTCTTCATCGCCAGTGTCTGAAGTTTCAAGCTCTCTAAGAGCATTTGCTGGGTCAATTCTAGTCAATCGCTCATTAGACGCCCATTCTTTGAGCAGTGGGCCAATCTCAAGTTGGTCCTTGAAGGTTGAACGAAGCGATAGACATCCAGTCCACGAGACAGGGATACGCCAAACATTCTTGGCAGCGTCCCATTTCGAGCCAGGAAGGGCTCTACAGACCTCTTTTAGACGCCATTCGGTGTTTATGATGATGTGCTCACCGTCAAGCTCTACATAGACAGCCAATCTGTCCTCCTTCGTCATTAAGTAATTATATTATCAGAAAAAAATGTTTCTGTCTACTGTTTCTTGATAATAGTTTTAATCTTGTAGCAATGCTATAGGTTTCCAGCCAGTTTTTACCAATCTTAGTAGGCCATGTCTAATAGCATCAAGTGCGTGACCTTCGCCACCCCTGTGCCAGTACTCTAGCTTCTTAAGCTTAGGGTTGTCAAACATTGCTTTTGCATCTGCAGGCGATTGAAAGTAAATATCGTCAGCTGGACGTCCATTATCCATTAGGCACTGCTTAAGTATGCCAATCTGCTCTAGAGAGTATGGCGCTTGAGTGTTTTTAACTGTCTTCGCATTAATCGTAAACCGCTCGCAAGTAATATCTAGGTTATACCGCATCACAGGATCCCACAGGACCATGCGTATGATCTCTGCATACTCTTCCTGTTGTACTTCAACAGACCACTCTAGAACTGGCTCAGCAAGTCCGTCACGGCTGAATAGGGCTATACCAGTAGCTTTCCCTGGGTCAACTGCCAATACATAAATCATGCGTACTTCACCCCCCAATTCTCTAGAGGTCCTTCAACGTCCGCAGTTAGCGGTACAGCCCAACCTTCTGTTGTAGTCATACACTCCTTCACTATTCTTTTGATCTCCTCTGCGTCCTTTCTGGGCGCATTCAGTACAATCTCGTCGTGAACCGGGACAATTAGCAAGTCAGTCAGGTCAGCTTGGTCTAGTTTTACTAAATTAGATTTAAACACTTCAGCTGCTCCCCCTTGAATTAGGTAGTTAACCAGTGTGTACACACGGTCATCATCGCACGGTAGGCGTCGACCCGTCCAGGTATTTACGTATCCCGTACCTTCTGCCTCTAGCCTCTCAAGGCCTCTAGCCTCTACAGCTTTCTGGAATCCCTGCATACCCGGGAACCTAGTGTCAAAGCTATCCGATACTGCACGCATCTGCTCCTCGGCTACGCCTGCAGTAAGTGCCTGCTTAGCTATGCCAGCACCATATAGACGCCCATAAACAACTCCCTTGATTAGGGCACGTCGTCTATCAGACTTCTCCATAGTCGGATCTTGGTATATTTCACGGCCAATCTCAGTAAATGGGTCAGAACCAGTAGCATCTGCTCGCAAAAAAAGTTGAATCAGGTTTGGATCCTGAGACAGAGTCGCAAACATACGGAACTCCACCTGGTCAAGGTCCGAGGTGATAATTACGTGGTCGTCATCTTTTGGCAAGAATGCACGACGAACGGTATCATCGCCTTTGGGGAGAGTCTGCAGAGCTGGGTTCTGAATTGACATACGACCAGTACGAGCACCCATGGTGTTGATAGACGGGTGAACGTAGCCATCAATATTGTCAGTGATAAAATTAGAGAAATAGGTGTTAGCAACTTTAAGAGCCTTACGGTACTTAAGAGTGGTGTCAGCTAACTGCTGAATCTCTGGGCTGCCGTCACGGACCAGCATTTTTAGCTGGTCAGCGTTAGCAGACTTCTGTCCG